ACATCTTGCAGAGCATGAGGCCACCAATTTCCACGTTCCCAGTCTTTTCGTTCCCCACCATCATCAATTCCGGATGGTCTTCTGCCTTCACCGGCTCCCAACCTTCACGCATTTTGCGTGACACGTTGGTCACTTCCGCTTGGCCCATAACGTGAGTCGCTACCCAGCGATACACATACCCGGGTTCAGGCGTTGGATCAGGCAAGTTTGTCGGCGGTACGTATACAGCACGAGCAGATTTTTCGCGTGTCATCAGATCACGATTTTTGCGGTCAATAGTTTCAGCCATTTCAGTTCTCCAGTTTTGCTACTTGTGCAGCGTATTGCTGCGGGGTTAAACCTAGTTTCTTTGCCAACGCCACTTGCGTTTGCGTTAGCTTGATTTTTCCTGCGCTCGTAGAACGAGACACAGCGGCCACCACTGTTGTAGGCTTCTTTTGAACCTCACCAGACCTTGGCTTGTCGTTCGTTTGCCCAAACAAGTCAGGAAACGTAGACTTCATGCGAGCATCAATTTGCTCGAAGTATTCAGCAGAGCGGGGATCCACTCCGTTTGTGACTAGTTTTTGATGCAGCCCTAGTGCGTAGCTGGTGTATTCTTCAAACCCTTGAGCACCGAACCACTGGTTTTTTGCCTGCCAGCGCAGAGTTTTTTCGTCGGGTTCAACCTTTGCAGGTTGGGTTTGAGGAGTTTGTACCTCAAAATTATCTTCCTGTAAAGGGGCAGGGCGATAATTTTTAACTTGTTCTGCACGAATCTTTGCGTCCATCACTTCCTCTTGGGCAGCAATGATGGCATCGTTGTCAAAAGCTTCTTGCGCGGCTTTAAGCTTGGCACGGGCTTCTTTCAACTCAAACTCGGCTTTAGACTTTGCGCCTTCAATGACAGCTTCCTGCCCTGTGTAGACGTTTTGTTTGAGGCGCTTGTTCTCCTCAATCAACTGCTGTGCTAGACGCTCCAGCTCTTGTTTCTCACGCATCGTAGCTTCTTTGACACGGCGCTCGTCATGGCGTGCGTGTGTCAACTCTTTGATGCGGTTCTTGACCTTGTCTGAATACGACTCGATCTCCTCTTCCGAGGGGTCTTCCACTTCCTTGTCCAAAGGCTTGCGGCCCCTGTCTTGGACGGGTGTGTCGTCTTCAACTTCAATCTCTACTTCGCCTTCACCTTCGATCTCAAAGTCGACTTCACCAGTCTTTTTTTCTTCGATTTCGTCAGGGAATTTGAACTCATCTTTTATGTTCATATCAATCCTTTCAAGCGCGGGTCAAGCCGCGAGGGTCTAGCACAACAGCATCAACTTGGTCGTCGTTGATGAGACGGAACTCCTTGCCAAAGATCTTGAATCTTGTACCGGAGTAAGTACGTACTAACACGAAGTCGCCTTCTTTACACCATGCTCCGTTGGGGAACTTGGCGGTGTCTTTGTACGCATCGGGGCCTACACGCAATACAAACAGCACCGTGGTGGCGTGTTCTTCTTGGCGCATGAACTCCGTGGGTTTGTACAGGTTTGAACCTGCAATCTTTTCATCGGCTTCCGGAACAACGCACAGCAACTTCCAGCCTGTGGGGGTCGGCAGTGCACCTGCTTTTGTTTCGTTGTCTGCGTCTTCTTCAGGCTTATCCAGAGATTGGATGTGCTTTGGTAAGACGATGTTTGGTGGCAGGATTAAACCTGATTCAGATTCCATCATTTGCTTTTTCGACTTTCTCAAGCAGGTCAAGTAGATAACGCTCTGCGAGAGCTAGACCTGAAATAATCCCGCAGAGTTTTTGGTATTCCTCAAAGGAACGACACGCACCACCAGCCAAGTCGTCAGCGTAGTTGTTCATGTCTGTACGTATTTTGTCGCGCAATACGTGTGCGAAGTCTTGGATCATTTTCTAGATGTTCCTCGGTTGCTACTATGTTGGAGCGCAGTAGTTCGCGCTTGTAAGTCCATCTGGGCTTTACTCTTTGCGATGTCAGCGCCCATCTGGAGGCCGGCACGTTCTTGTTCAAACTCTTGTTTGGCTTGGCTTTCTTTGATTTGCGCACCTGTGCGTAAAGCCTCCAACTCCAGCTTGCCACTGACTTCCTGCTCTTTCAAAGCCTGTTCGTCGGCTTTGGCGGCAGCGTCCAACATGATCTTTTGTTTCTTGAGCTCCAACTCTTGTTGGCGGATTTGGAGTTCCTGCATCTGCATCTGCAAAACAGGGTCTTGCATTTGTTGCTGTGCTTGCATCTGAGCAGCCTTGGCTTGATCTTGCATCAACACCTGCTGCGCAGCTTGCGCCATCATGCCCGACAAGGCAATCTCGATCTCTGGTGGCAGCTTCTCGTCTTCGGGAGGCAGTGGCATACCAAGTTGTTGCTCGATCTTCTGGCGCATCTGGTAGCCCACGTGCTCTGCGATGTGCGCAGTGATTGCACCCATGATCTTGGGGGCCTGTGGGTTCTGACCAATGAACTGCTGAATCATTGGGTCTTGCAACATCATCATGTGCACTTGGATGTGCGCTGTGTGATCTTGGTGCAAAAACGCCTTGAGTGGCTTGCCCTTGAGCGCATTTTGGTTCTCCTGCACGGGGTCGATCGGCTTCATGTCCTCTTCGATCGGCACCAGCTTCTCTGCATTCTTGATGCCCAAAACACTCAACATGCCACGGTGTAACTCGGGCAAGTTGTAGATGTCCGGAGCCATCTGCGCCATCTGGATGACCGCTTGGTACTGAATGACGCGCTGAGACATGGTCGCAGCGTTGGGGTCTGACACGGGGATGATGTCCACCAAGTCGTAGTCCGCTTTCTTGGCTCTCTTTGTGCCGTACTCAGGGTTGTATGTGTAATCTGGGTCGGTGTAGTCGCGGATGATATTCTTGAGCAGTTTGAACTCTTGCTTCAAGGCGAAGTGCACACGGGCTTGTACAGCCGTCATGACTTTGAGTTGGCGCTCAAGCAGTGCTAGCGTTGTGCCCACGGGGGCATTCGCACTCATGTCAGACACCTTCATGTCAGCGGTAGCGGCAAAGCGACGGCCTTCGTCCACGATGGTCTGCATCAGGTTGAACAACGTAGCGCTTGGCTCCTTGTAGGGCAACGGCAGGATGCTGTCCCTGATGTTGCCAGAGGCTACGTCAACGTCTCTCCACTCACCGGGAGCAATCGGTGTGTCATCACCTTTGATTCTGAGGCCACGGGACTTGAGGCCGCCCGGAAGATTAGATAACGTTCCTGCGTCAACCAGTTGACGCATAAGGCTAGTGGCTGACTTGGCAAAACCGCCGATGAGGTGGAAGAGGCCAAAACCATATGCTCCAAAACCGGGGATATATTGGTAGTGGACAAAATGCTGGCGCTTAAGGCGCAGGTGGTCGTCTTCTTTCCAGTTACGGCGAATTGAGAGAATGTCATTGGTGCCTTTAATGATGGTCACAACGTACGGCAACATGATGCCGGTCTCGACTTCTTCGCCATCATCGCCTTCTGCCATGTCCTCGTACCCGTCAAGGTTCAAGTCAACGTGGCACTCATAGATGACGTAGCGGTCGTCGTTCAGGTCATTGAAACCTGTCTCTTTGTCTTTGGCTTTCTGAATGTCGGTGCGATCTTTGGGTGCATCAGGCAACTCGATGTCCAGATAGAACCCAGCCTGCTGGAGCTTGACGATCTCGTTCTTGGTCTTGCGCATGACGTGCGTCACGCGGTGGCAAGTATCCAAATCAGTTGCGCCGTAGGGCAGCAAGATGTCTTCGGCAGGAACGAACATGGACACTTGACGGCCAAGTGCGGGGTCGTAGTACACCTTTTTAAACGCTGAGCCTGTGGCTGGCAGTGACCAGAGCATGCGCTCGTGCTCGGAGCGGTACTCCACCATGTTTTCTGTCAACTCGAAGTTCATGTCTTCTTCGACGTTGGCGGCAATCTCACGAATCTGTGGTGTGTCTTTACCAATGATCTTGGACTTCACAGGCCCTTGGGCTGGGAATGTCTCGGTGATGGTCTCGGACTGGAAGCGCACA